GCTTGGCGAGTATTCCGCTGTTGCTATGGGGAAACAACAGCCTACTGTTTATAACTCGCCAAGTGTGGTTGAGGTCAATCTAAGTGATTAATTGGTTGTGTAAATTAATTGATAAGTGCGTAGAAAGATCTCTACAAAAACAATCAAATAAAATGTTTGAAAGACAATCAAACCAGGAGGAGAAATGAGTCATGATATAAATCAAGCAATACTGGAAGCTTTGTTCATAACAGAGTATGAAAAGATAGACAGGGTGTTTCCCGCTACAAGTGAAAAGAAAAAACAAGAGTTAGCACAAAAGTTTGCTGAAAGAGAGTTTGAGAGGAGATCAAGATGACAGATATGGTAAACCACCCGCCACATTATAATAAAGGCGACATACAATTTATTGAGGCCGTCAAATCAGCTTTATCAAGAGAAGAGTTTAAGGGTTTCTGCAAAGCGTCAGCTATTAAGTATATTTGGCGTGAAGATCACAAAAATGCAAATATAGAGGACTTAAACAAAGCTATATGGTATCTTAAACAGTGTATCAAGCACCTGGAGGAGTTATGATTGCAAAAGCTAAGTGTGAAAAGTGTAAGCAGATGATAAGGTTTGATGAGGTTCTTACGCATAAATGCGGAGATCACGTCCCAGATCATCTTAGAAACATACCGGCAGATAGGCTAAAAACATTAAAGGCAATACACTCGCCTAAGTTTTAGTTTATTGGTTTGGAAAAAAAGAAGGGGCTTACGCCCCTTTTTTTATAGCTGTGGAACAGCCGAGGGTGGTACTTGCATACCGTCATCAGATGGTGGCATGTAAAGTAATACTTTATTCTTCTCAGAAACTTGATCATTACCTTCATCATCTTGCCAAGTTTCTTCAACTTTTTTAAGACGCATAGTTAATGTCTTTCCTTCAAAGTCTTTGGCATTTTGTGGCGGCTCTTTTGTAAAACCTACCGCTTTGCCAAGTCTAGTAAATATATCTGTTGCTATTTCTCTGGCTTGCTCATTAGCACTCCAAAGACTAAACCATTCATTATGATCACGGTATTTACCGCCATCAATTTGAAAAATAATCCTTAGCGTCCAATTACCACTTCTTGCTTGATACTTTTCAGCAGTAATAATCTTAGCTTGATATTCACCAGAGGGTGCTACCTCTGGTTTTGGTTGCGATTCTGATTCGCTATATGTGATGTCTGCAAAATCTGACATTATGATTGTACCCCCTGTACGTTTTGAGTTTGATTTTGAACTGTAGCAAAACCAAGTTTCTCTATTAATTTAGTAAGATTAGGTTCTTCAAAAGCTTCTAACTTACCACTTCTATCTTTGGCCACATAACCTTGACCAATCCTGGTTTGTAACCAACGTGCTTGTACCGGATTACCTTCTGCGTCAGTATCCTCAATAACTCGCAACGCTAATACCTCGTCAAAAAAGTAAGTAATTGATTGTCCTAATTTAGTACCAACCATTTTTGGTGCTTGTTCAAAGACACCATCATTATTTACTTTATCTTCTTTACAAATAAACATGACATGCATTTGTAAATCACGAAACGCTCTCATAACATTAGTTACGGACTCTTGAACTTCTCCATAAGCCTTACGAGCGTCTTTGTGCTTGGCCTTTTCAGCCTGTAGCAACAATTCACTTATCTCTGAAATAGAGTCTAAGCAAACTGTATCATACTGCAACTTACCAGAATGTAGAGCTTCATAAACCTCTACAACCTCAGCTGCGTTCTTCACTTCAATAGCTTCCACGTTCTTTGCATCTCTAATAGAAAGCAAACCAGCTTCAGCACTTATGACCAACACCTTGCCTGGTGCTGTTTGTGATAAATACGTTTTACCTGCACCTGCCATTCCATACACAAGGATTTTTGCACCTTGATCTTGAACAGCATTTTCAGGAGAAACGATCCTACTTGTTATATCATTTTCCATATAAACCTCTCTTCTTAAAATTTATAACTTGAAAAGTATATACCATATTGATACCATGTGTAAATCATTTTTTTTAAGGAGAGTAAAAAATGCAACAACAAGATAACAATAGGGTGTGGTTGGCAAACTATTACCACCGTCAAAGAGCCCTAGCTATACAACAATTAAAGGGGTTAGAAAGTATGGGTGTAAAACCAAAATATAAAGATAAAAAAGTCAAAGAGTATTCTTTTATAGACTACATAAGTTTCTTAGGAGATCGTAAGGCGGCAGAAGATTGGGACGTATCCATTCATACTGTGAGATCCTGGCGTTATGGTAATAGGCAGCCGTCAATTAGACAGGCAAAGGAAATCATAAAAGCTACGGAGGGCAGATTAAATTTTGAATCTTTCTACGGTTCAGTTGACGATATTGTAAAAGTAGAAGAGTAAGATGTTTAATCTTAATCTGTCTGAGGATGAGTCAGCCTTAGATATAGCGCTTGCCTATTATGACGAGGGCTATAATGTTGTCCCATTACAAAGATCAAACAAAAAACCGCCAAGCTTTCTAAAAGGTTGGGAGCAATACAAAACTTCTAGACCAGACAGAAAAACTGTTGAGCAGTGGTTTACTGGCAGAGACAATCTAGTTGTTGCATTAGTCTGCGGTAAATTTGTTGTAGTTGATGCTGACTCACCAGAAGCTATGGACTGGGTAGAGAACAATCTACCGACATGTCCATTCAAAGTAAGAACCGGGAAGGGTATGCACTATTATTATAATAATCCCCAAGCATATACAACCTTTGCTACCAGACGAACGAACGAGACTCCTATTGAACGCTTAATAGATATAAGAGGAGAAGGTGGTCTTATTATTGCAGCGTACAATAGACACGCTAACGGCCAGTTATATAAACCTCTCAGATTAGATGGTTGGGATGTATTTGATCATAACGATTTACCAGACTTTACATCTGTAGAGTTTGAAAAGATTACAGGCGTGCCAAAAGTTGATGCAAGTAAACGAACAGCACCTTTTGCTTTGGAAGGTGTCAAAGAAGGATCACGTAATGATGGTGCCGCAAGAATAGCTGGTTATCTTATATCAAAAGATGTCAATATAGAGTTTTGTAAATCTTTCCTACAAAGCTGGAACTTAAACAACAACCCACCCCTACCCCAAGCAGAAGTAGATAGTGTTGTAGATAATGTTAAGAAAACTCATGATAGAAAAAATCAGATTGCACCTTTGTTTGTGCAAACCAAAGAAGATGTAAAACCGCCAAAAGATTTATTTAATCCACCAGGATTGCTAAAGGATATGTATGACTTTTGTGAAGATATAGCACAAATATCACAACCAGAACTATCTATAGTTGCGGCCTTGGCCTTAGCTAGTGTTACGTGTGGCAGATTATATAAGACTGAGATGAATAACTTTTCTTCACTCTATTTCATGTGTATTGCTAAATCTGGACAGGGTAAGGAGAATATCAAAACCTTTGTAGAATCTGTATTAGGTGAATCACTCCACGACAAGTTGGTGGTCGGAGATGGCTATACATCATCTGGTGCAGTTCATTCAGTTTTAAAAATGCGACCAACACAAATAACAATTATGGATGAGTTTGGTAAAAGATTAGAAAACATTAGCCAATCAAGTAACAGCAATAGAGAGGACGGTATTCAAACTTTAATGGAGTCTTGGGGCAGATGCCACGGTACTC